GGATTTTGAATTATCTAAACCATATTTAATTTATTTATTTAATTATTTTTATCAATTAAAAGCTTCTCATAATAATAAAAATTATGAATATCTTAAAAAACATTTAAAAAAATATATCTATTTAAGATCTACTAAAAATTATCCATCTATATTTGATATATTTTTACCTCGTATAATAAATAAACATTCTGAATATCATAAAGAATTTATGAATTGTTTTAGAATCCATATGAATATTTTATGTAAAAAAGAAATTATCAAAGAGATAATAACCCATTAATATTTATAATTAAAATATAAATGGCCCGAATAGTCCTTTTAAGCTGCTCTAAATCTAAAACATCATACCCAGCGCCAGCTCAAGAATTATACTCAAAATCACCAATGTTTCAAAAAACATTAGAATACGGTAAAACTCTTAAACCTGATAAGATGTTCATATTATCAGCTAAACATCATTTAGTTCCTTTAAATAAGGTTTTAAAACCTTATGATTTAACTTTAAAAGATTTTACTGCTGAAGAAAAAGGAAGATGGGGTGATGAAACTTTTAAACAAATGAAACAAAAAGGTTTAAATCCTGAAAAAGATAAATTTATATTTTTAGCAGGAAATGAATATATTAAACCTTTATTAAAATACATTCCTGAATCTAATATTGAGACCCCAATGGCTGGAAAAAGATTTGGCGAACGTTTAAAATGGCTAAATTCTCAATTAAATAAATTGCAAGAAGTATTTACTAAAATTAAAAATTACCTCTATGAAATTATCAAAAAATAAACTTATTGAATATACTACTTTATATTTAAACGATGTATCCGACTATGGTGAAGATGGTGAACATGAACTAGCTGAATCTATTTTATCTTCTTTTAACACTATAGATGAATCTGAGGAAAATATTTATGAAACTATAAAATCTACAGCTAAAACATCCCCAACTCATAAACAAATAATTTCAGAATTTTTAGAATATTTAAATGAAATTCCCGAAGAAAAACATGAGATTAAAAATGTAGATTATTTTCAACAGTTATTAAATATGAATCGTTACCCTCAATCTCAAAGACAATTTCTCCAAAGTGTAATAGATTCAGTTAAAAGACAAAAAGGTTGGGCTACTGAAAGACAATTTGATATATTACAGCGTATTAAAAGTGGCGATTTTAATTACGGTAAAAAATAATTATATTTATGAGAATAGGATTTTGTGGTACAATATCAGTAGGTAAAACAACATTAGTTAATGCTTTAAAAGAATTACCTGAATTTAATGGATATAAATTTCAAACAGAACGTTCAAAATATTTACGTGACTTAGGTATTCCATTAAATACCGATTCAACATTAAAAGGCCAAATTATCTTTTTAGCTGAGCGTGCTAGTGAATTATCTCAAAAAGATATAATCACAGATCGTACAATAATTGATGTAATGGCATTTACACGCTTAGCTAAATCAATTCCATATTTTATGGCTGATAATTTAAATGATGCTGTAGCCCCATTATTGCGTGAATATGATTATATATTTTATGTTTCACCTGAAGGTGTAGAAATAGAAGATAATGGTGTTCGAACAATAGATGCAAAATATAGAAATAAAATTGATAAAGAAATTCAAAAATTACTTTTTCAACATAAACATAAAATTCCTCACTACTCTGAATTATCCGGTACTACTGAGGAAAGAATTAAAAAAATTAAACAAGTAATAAATCTTTAATATTTATTAATAAAAAATAAAACAATGAAAAAATCCCGTTTACTTGAAATCATCCGTGAAGAAATAACACATACTCTCGCTGAAACATCTATTGATGTACCAAATCCGGCTGCATTAAGCCCACAACAGAAGAGTACTATGATTAAAACTGCTAGAACTGCAACTCGTGATAATTCTTTAGGCACAGTTAAAAATCCAATTGAATTTCTTGAGGAAGATTTACTTAATGAAGCTCCAATTTATAGTGTTGAAGACATGGCTGGTTTTCAATCAACTTTAGATAAATTTAGAGAAGAAGGAGTATCAAAAAATAAAGCACTTAATGTTCTTTTAGATAAATTAGAAGGTGATGGAACAGTAGATACAAATTCTTTAAGTAAAGAATACGGTGTAGATACAGCTACATTTAATAATATTGAAATTCGTAAATTTTTAAATCGTCCTGAAGACGAAGCATATACTGATAAAAAAACAGGTACTGAACTTATTGATTTTACACCATTTTTAGGTAAATCTAATAAACCTAGAGGCCCTAAAGCAACCGATAAACCAGCAGCAGAACCTAAAGCACCTAAAACAGCAACTGAACCTAAAGCACCTAAAACAGCAACTGAACCTAAAACAGCTACTTTAACTAAAGGAGATGATGGTTTTGATAAAGTATCTTATTCTGAACCTAAAGCAACTACTGAACCTGAACCTAAAGCAGCAGAAACAACAAGCCCTGAAGATAGAGCAAATGCCGCAGCTTCTAAAACTCCTAAATTAGATAAATTAGCTAATAATCAAGATAGCTTACTTAAAACCCAAAAAGCAACCCAGGACAAAATGAAAGAAGTAGCTGTTAAATATAGAGCTGCTGAGGGTGCTGATCAAGATAAATTTAGAGAAGAACTTAAAAAACTTAATAAGCTAAATGGAGAAATCCAGTCTAAAATAGACAAGTTATATAGATAAGTTATATTAATATGATAAATAAAACCATAGAATTAAATATATCGCACCTAATTGCTGGTGCGATTATTTTACTCCTTTTGTGGTTATTATTTAAACCAGTTAATGTAGATTTATCTAAATACGACAAACAAAAAAAAGAGATAGATAGTTTAAGTAACGTTATTAATGGGTTGCAAAAAGAACAAATTCGTTTAGATCAATCAATTTTACAATCTCAAAATAAAATTGATTCATTAGATAATGAAATAAATAATACCAACCAAGAAATAACAAACATACGTAAATACTATGGCAAAAAAATTAGGGATATTCTTAATTATACTCCACAGCAGCTTAACGATTTTTTCTCAGAGCGATATAAATAAAATTTGTTTTGATTATAAAATTGCACAAAAAATAGCTGCAGATTTAATTAAAGGAGACTCAGCAAGAGCTGAATTAGAAAAAACACAAGAATTAATATTTCAACTTAAAGAAAAAATAGTTGAACAAGACAGTATAATTAAAATTTATATAGAAAAAGATTCTAATTATATTATTCAAATCCAAAAACATAATGAAATTAAAGAAACACAATCTTTAATTAATGAAGGATTAGAAAAAGATATCACAAAACTAAAATCAAAAAACGAACGTTTAAAAACAGCCGCCGTATGGATGGGAAGTAGCTTGGGAGCCTTAGCTTCTGTTATTATATTATTAGTATCTAAATAATATGGCTAACGAATTAAAACAAGCAATCCGAGAAGAATATGTAAAATGTGCTCAATCACCAGCATATTTTATGAAAAAATACTGCTACATTCAACATCCTCAACGTGGGCGTATTCAATTTAATTTATATCCATTTCAAGAAAAGGTACTTACTTTATTTCAAGAAAATCCATATTCTATAGTACTTAAATCTCGACAGTTAGGGATTTCAACATTAGCAGCAGGTTATTCTTTATGGTTAATGTTATTTCATAAAGATAAAAATATCCTTTGTATTGCAACAAAACAAGAAACAGCCAAGAACATGGTTACAAAGGTTAAGTTTATGTATGAAAGCTTACCTTCTTGGTTAAAATCATCAAGTAAACCTGATGAAGCAAATAAATTAACACTTCGACTACCAAATGGATCCCAAATTAAAGCAACATCAGCATCAAGCGATGCAGGTCGATCCGAAGCTGTTTCTTTACTAATAATAGATGAGGCTGCTTTTATTCATAGTATAGGTGAAATTTGGGCATCGGCTCAACAAACATTAGCGACAGGTGGTGGATGTATTGCATTATCTACACCTTATGGTACTGGTAATTGGTTCCATCAAACATGGGTATCTGCAGAAATGGGTGATAATAGTTTTTTACCTATTAGATTACCTTGGCAAGTACATCCTGAACGGGATCAAAACTGGAGAAACCAACAAGATAAAGATTTAGGGTCTCGAATGGCAGCCCAAGAATGTGATTGTGATTTCACCACTTCTGGTGATACAGTATTCACAGCAGAAGATATTTCTTTTTATGAACAATTTCATGTAAAAGAACCTCTAGAAAAACGGGGTGTTGATCAAAACCTATGGATTTGGGAACCAGTGGATTATTCTAGGAACTATATGATCGTAGCTGATATAGCACGTGGTGATGGTAAGGATTATTCAGCGTTTCATATCTTTGATATTGAAACATTCACTCAGGTAGGTGAATATAAGGGACAAATAGGAACAAAAGAATATGGTCATTTGTTAGTAAGCATTGCTACAGAATATAATAATGCATTATTAGCACCTGAAAATTCTAGTGTAGGTTGGTCAACAGTACAAACCATTTTAGATAGAGGTTATCAAAATTTATATTACTCACCAAAAGGTGGAACAAATAATGTAGACACTTTCTTTGATCCTTATATAGATCATAGTAAAATGACACCTGGTTTCACTATGTCAAATACAACTCGTCCAATATCTATTGGAAAACTTCAAGAAGCCATCATGGATAAAGGAACAATATTTTATTCGGCTCGGTTATTAGAAGAAATGAAAGTATTTACATGGAAAAATGGTAGACCAGAAGCGCAGTCTGGATATAATGATGATTTAATTATGTCTTTTGCTATCGGCTGTTATTTACGTGAAACCGCATTTAAATTAAGAATAAATAGTAT